TGCCGCACGCAGAGCGCCGGGTTTTTTGATCGCACCTGCAATCCAGTTCTTGGTTGCCATTATCGGTACCTCGCAGTTTTCTGAGCGATGCTCTTGGGTTGTTTGACAAACTGTTTGCCAGCAGCCTTGCCTGCACGCTTGGCACGGGACGTAGCAGCGTATTCAGCCGGGGTTAATGCCTTGATAGCCTTCTCAGGCAGATACCGCTCTCCGGTCTTGCTGGACGGCTTGCCAGACTTGGTGCGCCACTTCTGGTCGCCCCAGTCCTTGAGAGATTGCTGGGGGGCTTTCAATCTCGGTACCCCCCACCTGCTGCCTTGTACTTCTTGGCAACAAGCTGAGCCTTACGGGCTGACCATTGTCCTGCCCCGGTGCCATGAGTGGCTGCAGCCTTCACTTGCGACACGATCCGCTTTCGCAGACTCGGTTTCGTGTAGTTGCCAGCCGCGTTAACCTTCCCGCCTTCAGCGTACTGCGTGAAGTTGGTGTCATCCCGCCGGGGCTTCTTGACCCCTTTGGGCATTTTAGATGGGTTGATGGCCCCCATGCCACGGCTGGCTCTCATGGTTACACCATCCGACCTTTGGTCTTGCCGCGCTGGGCACAGCCGTCTGCGCGCTTGGAAGCAGTCATGCCGCCAGAGGCCATCTTGATAGCGCCACCTTTTGCCCGCATACCACCAGAAGCTCGAAGTGCATTTATACGATCTTCTTCGTTTTTTTGCTGAATATCCGCCATAGAAGGACCGCGTTGCGGGTTCTTTAACATCTCACGACGGCCACGGGAAGGAACTTCCATCGGGACAGCAGCCGCCGCGCGTGCAGGAGCCGTAGAACGCATTGGAGAAGAGGTCGCAGCAGAGGAAACTCGCGGGCCAGCAGGAACTACAACCGGGTTTTCTCGGTAACGTCTATCGGCCATTTCTAGCTCGTCTACAAAGGTAGCGGGGGCGGCAGCAGGGGCGGCAGCGGGTCTTACTGGAGTCCCAACGCGATCTTCTACCGGGGTAGCAGCAGCCTTTTCAGGAGATTTATTTCGGGTAGCCATATACCCAAGAGCGCCAAGTGCTGCAAGAGCAGCTAGGTTTCTTCCACGTTTAGCCATAGTTACACCATCCTTCCGCGAGTTTTGCCTTTAGCGGCGATGCCGTCACCACGACGGGATGCGGTCATGCCACCTTTTTTCATACCAAACGGCTTGGCGGATTCAACCACTTCCTGCGCTTGCGCACCGGGCGTAGTTACCTGCACCAACGGGGACGTATTGCCTAAGCCGGGGCTAGTAGGAGCCGGAGCTGATGTGCCCTGCGCCTGACCAAACGGGTAGTTGGAATTGCCAACCATCCCGCCGTCGTCGAACCGCCGCGCCTTTTTGCGCGCCATAGTTACGCCGCCTTTTTTATGCCCAGCTTGGTTGTACGCCTCACCCTCACGAGCGGACTCAGAGACAGACTCGCGCAATTGTTTGGCGGCTCTCTGCTCATCTCGGGCAGACTTAGCCATCGTGGGCATCAGGCGGGACGTTATGTCCTTTTCACCCTCGATGCCCTGCTGCATCATCTTGCGAGCACGCTCAAGCTTTTCCGCTTCTTTGGCGGTGGGGGTACGGTAACCGGGCATAAAAAGCTCCTTAGCAGGTACGACCGCCGCGTTTCATGCCAAGTGGCTTGGCGGCACCCATCTTGATCATGGTGCCCTTGGTTTTACCCTTGGCAGCCATGCCATCGCGGCTAGGAGCAGCGGTAGGAACTTTGCCCATTTTGGCTTTAGTGATGCCGCCATTAGCCATTTTGGCTTCAGCCATCTCATGTTTGATCATGGACTTGGGAGCGCCCTTCTTTTTCATGAAGGCCATCTCTTTGCCAATCATCGCTTTGGATTCTTTCATATCGCCGCCTTTTGCAAAAAGTTCAGATTTGCCTTGACGTGTGTCAGGGCGGTTGATTTTCTGGAGATCAGCACGTGAGCTAGTGCCCTTGCCGAACTTCAGACCTTTGTCAGCTTTAACAAACTCTTTGCCGACAGATTGGGGGACACCCACACGCTTTGCAGCGGCGGGGTCATTGGCGACCATCGCCATCAGGTTGTGCTGTGCTTTAGTCTTGCTTGGCATCATCGTCTCGCTTTTTACGCCAGAGCGAACTGAACTCTTTGCCGGTAGACATTTCATAGATGCGCATGACACCCACGATTGCACCAATCAAACCAAATATAGGCGTGAACAACTCTAGAAACGCGCCAACTGTTGAAAGAACAGCCACGGTATCTAGTGTGTTTTTTAGAGTTTCGGCGTTGTCACTCATGTCAGCATTTCCAAGCCCGCAAGGACTTATTAATCCGGGAGTTTGGGTCGTTCGCGGTCTTCGCTGAGGTGCGCTTCTTCTTCATCCCACTCATCCTTGCACAGAAGGAGTCGCGCCTTGACCCGCCCTCGGGTTGCGGAGCTTTCAACCCGGGTTTCCCGGGGTTGGCCTTGTTGTAGGACGCACGGCCCTTCGCGTTGAGGCCGCCCTTCTCCGACTTGCCTTCTTTGCGGGTCCATGCTGGTGTTTTAGCCATAGAAGATCGTGACGCCGGTTTGATTAGTCATCTGGCAGTAAATACCATCAACCGCCAAAACACCTTCGCCCGGAATGGGCAGCGTGATTACGTCCGACGCAGTGTTGGTGTCCATAGACATCAACCATCGAGCTCCCTGCGTACCAGCAGTGCCAGCAGTAACGGTTCCGGAGTTGATGTCCGTCACCGTGTACGTGCTAGAAGTTAGGACTGTGACAGCATAGTTGCCGTTAGTTCCAACGCGAGAAGAGCCATCTGGCCCGAAAGTCAGACCAACCACTTGCCCCGTTGACAGCCCGTGAGCCGCCAGCGTTACAGTGATAAGCGTGCCTGCTCGGCCATACGTGATTGCAACAGGAGCAGTCGTCGTATCCCAGAAGTTCACCGTACCTGCGGTTGCAGTGCCCATAGAGATCAGGGCCTTAAGCCGCGCACGGCTCACGACCATTTGCCCGCTCACATTTAAGTGGGCTGACTTGACATCAGTTTGCATCGTCATTTTGTTGCTCCGGTTCGGGTGCTTCTAACCTGTTGACCAGCATCTTGTAGGCTTCGATGGTTCCTTGAGCTTTGATCGTGAAGGTTTGTGCCTTCTGAATCTCTCGCTCAAGGTCCGCGATCTCAGACTCCAAAAACTCCTTGGTTAGCTGCATTACAGCGAAGAGGCGCAGAGGATGTAGTACGGAGTACCGGCGCTGTCCACGATCTTGATGCCCTTAGCGGCAGTAGAGGCGGTGGTTTGCAGCATGGCCGCAGGCACATTCATCAGGTTATCGACGGTGCCAGTGCCGCTATTGGTGAAGCGCAGGAACGAAGCGTTTGTCCAAGTGCCGCCAGAAGCAAAGTCCGAATCAACTTGCAGCGAAGCAATCGTGCCGCCGGGGTTGGTGGAAGTGCCACCAAGGGTCACGCGCAGGGCATTGGCCGCACCAGAGATGGTGCCCGATCCATTAATCGAAGTGCTGATATGAGCGCCGTTGATGGTGCCGCCAGCAGCAGCGCCAACGCCAGTCACAACCGAGAAGGCACGCAGGGTCTCGCCAGAGCCAGTTGAAGTGAAAGCCAGTCGGTTGTACGACAGGCGTGTATCGCCCGTAGTAGCAGAGGTAGTGCCATACGAAGAACTAATGTTCTGCGCGGTGGTAACGGAGATGGGGGAAGCTGCGGTGCCGCCGATAAAGCCATTGGCCGATGCGACAGGCCCGGTGAAGCTAGTTTGTGCCATGATGATTCCTCACATGCGAGTTATGGGGCGTCCGTCTGCATGTCGTCTGCTCGGTCAGTCTTACGCCCCGGGGAAATCCGAGTTGAAGCAATATACATCAAAAGAAAAGGGGGCACAAGGCCCCCTTCTCAGTTTTATCAGGTCGAACCCGAAGAACCAAACATACCCAGAGGATCAGACCAGCCGAACGAATAACGCTCGCGGGCCTTGTAGCGGACGTTGCCGGTGTCGAAGTCGCCGTCCATGCTGTTTTGCAGCGGGGTGCGAACGAAATGCTTCAAACCGTTGGGAACATCAGTAGTCAGGAACCAGCCGTTGTTGTCGGTCAGGTAGTGATTTACCGTGTAGCCTTCCGGAATTGCGCCCATCTGCTTCAACGCGTTGATGTCGTTATCAGCAGTAGCAACACGCAGTTCGGTGTCAAGCAGACGCTTAGCAACGAACATCAGTGCCGGAGGAACAATCAGCTTTTTGGGCTTGGCAGCAATCAGCAGGCCACGCTCGTCCGTCCAAGCAGCGATCTGAATAACGGCGGCTTCCAGAGAAGTCTCGTTCAGGTCAACTTGGGTAGACGGGGTGTTGCTGTTGGTACCACCAGAAACCAGCGGGTGCGCCGTGCTGAACAAAGGTACACCATCACCGCCGTAGTAGGCGGAGTTATTAGTGAAACCGTTATTCAAAACAGCAGCAGCTTTGACCTGCTTGGTGTACGCCATAGCGCGAGCCAGCGACTTGGTGTAGCGAGCAGACAGACTGTCATACAGGTTGTCTTCCACTGCTTCTTCCGTGATGGAGAAGCCCAAGGCAATGGTTTCGTGCGTGTAGCGGGTAGACCATGCTTCCTGTGCATTGTCGTAAGCGATGGAATTACCTTCGTTCTTGACAGGTGCGGCAGAGAAGCCGGACAACTTCGTCTCTTCTTCAAAAGAACGCTCAGAGGTTTCACTTTCGTAAATCTCTTTGTGCTCTTCGCCGTAGCGGGCGTACTCCATACCAAACAAAGCGTTCAGTCCGGGAAGGAGTTCTTTAAGTAGCTGTGCGCGGGAAATAGCCATGATTTAGCTCCTTACAGGCCGACGTTGTTTAAATACGAGTGGGCACTGGGGTTGAACTTAACCAACACATCAGTGAACGCGTCGCCAATTTCTGAGAACCCGTCAACCTCGACAAAACCCACAATACGGAAAGCCGCAGCGGTGGTTACCACGGTTGATTCCAAAGCGCTGGTCGAGTTACCTGTACGGGTAGAACCCGTAGAGGAGGACTGTACAGCAGCAAAGAAGGTGTTAGTGCCCAAAACGGATTGACCACCAGAACCATCTAGCTGTGCTTGGAATGCAACGCTGGGGTCGGTAATAACCTTGGCAGTGACCACGCCGGTTGTGTTAGCGGGGTAGTACTGAGCGTTAATCACCTGACCTTGCGCATTGACGTACTGACAACCAACAAAAACGCCAATTGCGCCGATGCCGTTGCCGCCAAGGTTGTTGGTCGTAATGTCAGCACCAGTGGCGGTCGAGATAGCCAGATAGCCATCCGCGCCAATAATGACAACCTGACCATAGAAAATGTTGGTGGCTTCGCCAGCAGGATCAATCAGAAAAGTCTGAGTTGCACCTGCGTAAGGCATGCCATCAACGCGATTAATGGGACGTAGCCCATACGGAGAAGCGGTAGATGCCATTTAAGGACTCCTAAAATTTAAGAACCAGAACCGAAAGTAACCTTCGTCTTCTTCTCAGAGAAAAGAGGCATACGAGGATCACTCTCACGAAGAAAGTTGTTGTCTACCGACTCCATCTGAGATTTGTTCTGGTTGTCGTAGTATTTCATACGCTGTTGCAGAAACTCTTCCGGAATACGACAGAGCAACAATCCGCCCACTTCAACACCGCCTTTAAAGCGGCCTTCCGTGGTGGCGTGCATCATGAGTTCAGGATATTCTTCCGCTTTACACGGTTCGTATCCCTCACGTAACTTAGACGAAATGTTGCTGGCATCAGGGGTACCCAAAGTGCTGATGCGAATATACCGATGCTTCCAACCCGGACGATCGTCGGGCATGGGCAGTGTTTCGGGCGGACGCCACGCTTCCGGACGTGCGAACGTCTTTTCACGGGATTCCAACTCGCGTTTGAGCCGATTTTGTGGTTGAGCCTGTTGTTCCATCATTCACCTCGATTAAGTAAAGCAACCTGTTTAGCGTACTGTTCTGGAGTGATCCCAAGTTTGCGCGCTAGCGAAACCTGAGACGCCTTCAGCTTAATACGATTAGGCGGTGTGCTACGAGTGGCCGGGGCCACAACCGTAGCTGATCTTGTTGCACGGCGCGGGGTGTCATCCTCGTCTACCGGTTCTGCCCTTTTCTTTGGAGGTGGGTCTTCTTCCTCATGGCTCCCGTCGTCTTCGAAAACTTCGGGGAATCGTTTACGCATTGTTTTATCGATCGATTGGAAGTACTCGTCCGAACCAACATAGTCCGCACCATATTTCTGTTGGAGCTTTTTGTCAAGCCCCATCGCCATCATAGTCATATCTTCGTA